TGCAAGAGAGATAAACTCAGGGATACGAGCGGTCAAATCATCACGAGCCAAGAAGTTCGCAATCGCTGTTTTAAGTTCTGCGTAAGTTCCGATTGCCATTATACTCTACCGCCACTTGTTCTAAAGAACCTGTTGTCATAGTCATTGAGCCATTTCTTCCAGCCCTTAGGGTTGTCTTTGGGCTGTCCTAGCTCTTGGATTAGCTGATGATACAATGCTGTGGGTATTTCCGCAACCTTCTGTTGATGTCGCTGCGTATTACCTTGCAGGCTACCAGAGCGGTAGTCATTGCGTTCATCGCGGTTATTAGCAAGAAGAGCGTCAACATTCTGACTGCTCTCAAAAATCATTTTACCGTCTTCATCAAAATGCGCCCACGTTTCTTTACCCGTGACCGCATCTTTTTGTACAAGTCGTTTTTTCATCTTTCTCCCCTAAAGTGAACGGGGGTAGCCGAAGCTACCCCCTAACACTTACGACAGGTTGTAAACAGCGCCGTGTGCTTTCGGTGCTGAAACTTTCAACGCAAACTCAGTGATAATCTGGAACTTCTCAGAGTCACCAGTTTTCGCCAAGTCTTGAACCGTAAAGTTACGGTTCGGCAATGTGCAGATTGAAGCGTAGTCACTGTCGAGCAGGTACACGCGGTCATCTTGAGCAAAGCGGTCGATTACCACGTCTAGCTGGCCGAAATCGGACAGGTACAGCGAAACCGACCCAACGATAGCTGCTTCACGAGGAGCAGTATAGTTGATTTGGTTGGTTGCAACTGAACCGCTGTTCAAGTCGCTGAAAGCGGCTTTCTTAGCAGGAGAGACAACCAGCATGTTCGGCTGACCACCATCGGTGTAGGCAGCCTGCATGGCGGTGTCAATCATTGCCAAAGTCATGGTGCGGGCCGTACCGTCCATAGCAGGAACGTGTGTGCCAGCGCCAACTCCAGCATTGAAAGCAGTCTCGTCACCAGCGATAGATACGTTAGTAATCCAGCTTGACAACGTGCCGGTTTTGCGCGGGTCAGAACCAGAGCTTGCAGTGTCAGAGTGCAAGTACTTTTCAATGTCTCGACGAAGCTCAAGACCTTTCAGAACTTTCTGGTAGGCGGTTTCACGGTCACGGCCTGCTTTATCAACAGCGTCCAGAGTACCTGAAATTTGAGCATCTTTTTGAGATATTTGCATGTAATTTCCCAGACGGCTGGTGGGGGTCGGCGTTGCATAAGCAGCGTCAGCACCTTCGTTCTGGTGGTTGGTTGCTACAGCAGCAGCAAGTTCTTGTACTTGCCACTCGACAAATACACCATTACCCGTCTCTTTTTTCAAAGCAGAAAATACGGGCGTTTCGTCAGGGTCGATTCGCGTGATAATATCGGACAAATCTTCCCGTTCACCAATAGCATTGGCAGTAGTAAATTGAGCCATTTTAAGACCTCATTCTCTCTAGTAGTACATCTACAGCAGCATCTTTGCTGCCAGTTTTTCTTAGGCGTTCAAGTGCCTGTTTATCACGATTAGCCTTGACTTGCTTCTTAGACTTTGGAGTACCAGACTTAACTGCTTTTGGTGCTTTGCGAACCTTCTTCTGAGCAGCAGGCTTCTTAGCCATAAGCTCATCGTAGAGGTGCGCCTTGCGTAAGACTTCGATTGCACGAGAGTCACTAGCCGTCGCCAGTTCTTCTTCACTGTAACCGATGCGCTGTGCATAAGAGATAACAGCTTGTTTCTCTCGCAGAGCCACTTCGTCATCACGCCATTCAGGAATACGCTCAAGCAACTGTTTTTGCTGCTCTACAAGATACTCTTGGTGCTGTTGCGCCATTTGTTCTTGCTGCTCTCGCTCTACCCTTGCGCGTTCTGCTTGTACCTTTGCCACATTTTCTTTGCGGTCACGGAAAGCGTCCCGTTGCTTGGCCCATTCGAGAGGGTCTTCCTGATAGAGCTTGTCCCAATATTCTTTGGGTTGCTCTGGCACTGAGTTAAGCTGGGCTTCAATAGCTTCCAAAGCTCGCCCATACTTCTCGCGTTGCTGCGCTAAAGCTGCCGATTCTGCCTCAGAAGTCTTGCGAAGTTCTGCGGCTTCTTGCATACGCCTTTGCGCGGCTTGTTCTAGTTGATATGATTTGACAAGCTCCTCAGAGGTTACTTGTATCTCCTCACCATCAACTTTTACGGTATAAAGCTCTTCCTCAACGTACTCTACGTCTTCGGGGTCAACATCATACTCTTCATCATCAAATTCCTCTTCCGACTCAGATAGCTCTTCAGCGTCATCGTCTTCCAGTTCCTCTTCAGATGTCGCCTCAACTTCTTCAGCGTCTTCAAGGGTTTCCTCTTGTTCTACCTCTTCAGTTTCGGCTACAGGCTCTTGAGCATCTTCGCTTGCCTCTTCAGGGGCGTTGGTGTTCAAGAGAAGGTCAACAGCTTGACCTTTGTTTAGAGACTCTCCAGTTCCTAACAGGGTGCTGGGTTCATCGCTCATTTCTAATCTCCTCTACGGATTCTTTTGGAGTTTAACTCCAGTTTCGCTAAGTCACCTGTCTCGATGACTTCAGTCAAATGGCCTCGCACCACCATTAGTGCTTGGTACATTTGAAAGAGCGTTTCTCGTTCATCTTGCGATGACGAGGAATCTTTCCAAGCGCCGATATTCTTCTCCTCAAGCACATCAAACGCCTCAACAATCAGAGGGTCGCGCATCAATGCTTTGGCGCGTTCACCCCTGTTTTGTTCTTCCCTTCTCTTCCCTTCGTCCATCAACAGTCTCCTCTACTGTTGCAATAATACAACACAATGCTTTTTAGGCAACAGCTTAATTATACAAAAAATCTGTTCCAATCATCATCGCTCATATAAAGTTTGGCATCTTTTGCAAGAGCAGAAGTCTTCTTGGCTGGCATTTCTATAATCGGCCTATTTTCAAAACCACCAGTCATATATCGAATATATTGCTGATGATTCATCTGTGCTTGAGTTCCGCTGCCGTCATATTTGGGGTCATAAGGAAAAACATCTACAGTTTCACTCGGCATCCACCATTCGCCACCACCCTTGTTCATGGTAACTTTGTTAAATTCTGCCGACTGACCACGCCACAAATATTTACCATCAATCTTTTCTTCTTTTACCTTATTTCCAAAGCTATCAAATGTTGTTTTTGTGCCAGTGCTGCTGTCACCTTTGAAGTTTATTCTATATGGATTTAAGAAATAACCACCATCCTTCTTCTCGCTTAACTCATAAGACCTAAAATTGCCGTCTTTATTTTCAAAGCCACCTACATCCAATCTTTTAAGACCATAATCATCTACATACCTTTGAGCAGCAGACTTTGTTGCAAATGGGACTTGCGGTTGTTTTTTGTTCATTGATTCACCAGTAAGGCCAGTGGCAGCAAACGCATAATCATCAAGGACTTGTTTGGCGTGTTTGTTTTGAACATCATTAAACAAGTTTGTTACGTAGTTGTTAAATGAATCGGTGTTTTTCAAAACACTTTCTGGCGTATTTTCCGTTGGTGTAATAGCGCCAGATTTAAGAAGCTCATATATAACTTTTTGAGGGCTATTAGAACGGTTTTCTTTTGTATTGTAATATGAGTTTGATGAAATATTACCTACGCCACTGTTCAAAACTTCATTAGCCTTATCGCTATCAACAATAAATCCATTATTGGTAAGTTTGTTTAAACCGTATATTGCAGCGTCTTGCGCGGCATAACCCCAAGTTGAGGAAGCTCCATCAGTGCCACGAGACTCGCCGCTAACAAACTTACTGCCATCCCAAGATATGCTACCCGAAGAGTTGGGGTATTCACCATATGCACCGCCCTGTAAGGCTCTGTCAGCAAAGTTGATTGCCTCTGCGCCAAGATGAACAGATGAAATTGGTTTCAAAAATGATGATATAGAAGAGCTAACATCAAACGCAGTTTGAGCGCCAGTAAGAGAGCTAATAGATTGCATAGCCTCAGATACGGCAATAGCATCTGCTGGACTATCAATGCCATCTTCCAAAACATTTATGCCCGAAAGAATAGAGCCAAACTCTCCAGCTAAATCTTCTCCAGACAGCAAGTCTGTACCAGTATAGGTGTTAGTAAGATAATCAATCGCCTCATATGCTTGTGCTAAATTTGCAGCACTAGGGTCTTCAATGGCATCGGATATTGCTGCACCCGCTGCTGTAGTCGTTACAAATGTTTCTGTTCCGCCAGCGATTATATCACCTTCTAAGCCGCCTTCCTTGCCAGCAATATTAATTTGCTCAATAGCCTCTTCAGCAGCTTTTACGCTTGGGTCTTCGACTAAGTTAATAATCTCGCCAACAGCTTGAGCGCTCTCCTCAACTACGTCTGGTATTTCTGGTAGGCTAATGTCAGGCAAATTAAAATCAGGAATTAGGTCTGATAAAATACCACCAGACGGAACATCAATAGAGGGTAGGTCAATGTCAGGCAAAATATCAGGAATTGTTGGAAGCGAAGCATCAATTTCTGGAATTGATAAATCGACACTTGGCAGAGAAATATCAACCTCTGGAACGTCTATAGATGGCACATCAATTTCTGGCTCACCTAAATCAATTTCTGGTAAGTCAACTTCAGGCTTCTCTATGCGCGGGAACATATCAGATAAAGTTTGAGCCAAGGCAGCAGCACCAGCAAAGTCAAGAATTTCATCCTCAGGTATTTCGTCTCCCATTGTACGTGTAGGCATATAAATGCCAGAGCGATACATGCCACCAAACATAGTCGGGTCTAATGCAATACTCTCCTGAAAGGCTCTCTCAAGGTCAGCGTACTCATCAACATATTGCTGCGGCATCAATGGCTGTATTGTGTCAACTACAGGTGCTTGAGCAAATACACCCTGACTGGGTGCAAACAGTGTTGGGCTAATCTGCTCAAAGTCTTTCATAAACTCTGGGAGATTTTCTGGGCTGTAGGTTATGTTTTCTGGACGTTCAATGTATGTAATCTGACTGCCTAAAACATCACCCAAAGGCATAGCGGGAGCGTCAACAAGAGATGGAACGCCAACTGTAGTTGGCACACCCATAAACTCTATCTGAGGCATAGCGGGAGGTGCAGATACACCAGCAGGCGCAGAAATACCAGTAGGTGCAGCGACATTCAAAATGTCCTGCAATTCCTCAAAAGACAATGTTTGAGGAACAGCCATGATTAGACCCTCGGCAGATTAACAGATGTCTCAATATCTGAGCGCAGCTTCTCCAAACGTAACTGACGCTCAAACTCCAACTCTTGACGGCGCAAGTCCAACTCAGCAGCCATCTTCTCACGCTCAAACTGCAACTCAAGCTGCATCTTCTCACGCTTGAGAGCCAACTCTTGTTCAGCTTTAGCCATCTCCATTTGCATTTGCGGGTTCGGGCCTTGCTGTTGCGGTGGAGGCGGTGGAGCATTACGCGGGTCTTGGAAGAACTCGCTGGCATCTTTGAAGCCAGAAAGCTCTGCAATCTTAGACAGCGTATTGCGATATTGGATAGGCGTAACAATCGGATTATTTGGCCCCATTGTTGCCATA